CAACTTATGAGTATATCATTGAGACGTTGAAAGCTGACAGAAACCTCATTAAACCAATTATGTTTAATGGTCCACAACCTGCAGTAGAAAGTGCTGCTAAGTATGACGGAACTGGAACAGAATTTGGTATCATGCCAATTGCAATTGCCAATCCATTAATTCAAGCAGGGTTTGTTGTTCCTATTGCATTTACTGGTGAGCGTACGATGCCTCAGTATCCTGATGTTCCTTTGTTAAGTAAAGTTCTTCCAGGTGCTAATGTATATGCCGGATGGAGTCTTGTTCTTCAGAAAGGAACGCCAAAGGAAGTGGTTGACTGGTATCAGAAAGAATTTAAAGAAGCTGTACTCTCTAAGGCATATAGAGACTGGTGCTTCCAAAATATTGTATTCATCGATGAGTCAGAATTAGAAACAGAAAATCTTTTAAAGACTGTTAAACAGTTAAGAGAGACTTATCTTCCAATCCTTGAAAAATTAGACTTGTCAAAGGAAGGCCAATGAAAAGAGGAAAGTATATCTTTCTTACAGGTGCTCCTGGTTCCAAATGGAGCTCGGTTGCACGTTCTATCTGGTATAGTCAAGACGTAGATCGTTCTGATGATAAGAATGAATACAGTGATGGAAACGTAAGACATCAGGGCGCCTATTGGGGCCCTGGTATGGAATATGGCGACAAATTTTCTGTAATGTATCTTCAGTCAAAAGAAGAACTTGAAGCAGAATTTGATAGACCTTTTTCAGGCACAGGTGTTCGCATTATTAAGTGTCATAACTTTGCTGTTCAATTAAATTTCATTCGTGAAAATTGGCCTGACTGTCCAATAGTTATGTGTGACAGAGGTGATGATGCTTGTCTTGGCTGGTGGGTGAAAGCTGGTGGGTTTGACATTACTTACCCAAATTATTCACACTATAAAAATTTTAAATTGATGGGTGTTAATATTGCAAATCAAAATTCAGGCATAAGAAGCTTCGTTGCATATAAACCTCACTACAGAGTTTTTAATAGTAATGAAATGTGTAGTTTGCTTGGTATTGAAAATAGCATTATTAACCAAGACTATTTTAATGATGACATTAATGTATATTTAAATTGGAGCTAATATGAATAAGATTTTTGGATTGATGAAGGAAGCAGATGATGACACTAAGTGGGCATTTGCTTGTGATGTGCATACTGCAATTTTAGAATTATACTTTGGAAAATATTGGAGTGGTGATACAACCAAGTTTGAACACTCAGGTGTAGAACCACTCGCAAACAAAATTAATGATCTAAAACCTCAAAGAGTATTAGACATTGGTTGTGGTTACAACTACTTTAAAGATAAATTAAATGTTCCTTTCTTTGAGGGCATTGATCCTTATAATGACAATGCTGATATAAAGACAGATTTGTGGACATATGAAAAGTCTAACCCAGAACCATTTGATGTTATTATTGCATTGGGATCTATTAATTTTGGTCCATATGATAAGATCTTGCATGAATTTGAAATGGTCGATAGATTGACCAAAAATGGTGGAACTCAATTTTGGAGAGTTAATCCTGGTATTACTCACCAACATGACCAGTTTCCTTTAATTGGAATGGTTGATTTCTTTCCATGGAACAAACAAATTGTTGAAAATCTTGCAAAAGTGTATGGTTATGATATCAAAGATTATCAGGTAGAACGCAATCACAATGGTGATGAACGCATCTATTTTGAATTGTATAAATACTAAGCATCCTCCAAGTCCAATAGGAGATTATAATGGAACTTGAAAAAGCTAAATTCCTTGAGGAATTTCCTCATGCTAAACAAGATATTGTTGATGTTATTTGCAACAATCTTCATATCCTAGAAGAATACGAAATTAATACTCCTCTTCGTCTTGCTCATTTCCTTGGTCAATGTTCAGTTGAATCAGGTGGTTTTAGAGCAACCGAAGAAAATCTTAACTATAAAGCAGAAACACTTGTAAAGATTTTCCACAAGTATTTTCCTGATGAGGAAAAAGCTGAAGAATATGCGCACAAGCCAGAACAGATTGCAAATCTAGTTTATGGTGGTCGTATGGGTAATGGTCCAGAAGAAACAGGTGATGGCTATCGTTACCGTGGTCGTGGACTTGTTCAGTTGACTGGTAAGTCAAACTATGAGCGTTTTGCTCAGCATGCTGGTATGACTGCAGAAGAAGCATCTGACTTCCTTGCAACTCCAGAAGGTGCTGTTGAATCTGCTGCATGGTTCTGGATGGCAAATGGTTTGAACCATATTGCTGATACTGATGATGTCAAGGCTGTAACACATAAAGTAAATGGTGGCTACATTGGATTGCCTGAACGTGAAGCTGGCACAGAAGCATTCAAGGAAATGTTAGGCATCGAATAATGGCTATACCTAAGACAAAAGCTGATTTCAAATCTTATTGTCTTCGCAAATTGGGAGATGGCGTTATCCAAATTAACGTCTCTCCTGATCAGGTTGACGACCGTGTAGATGAAGCTTTAAAGTATTATTATGACTTTCACTATGATGGAACAGAAAAGCAATACTATCGCCATGTGTTCCAAGATAGTGACTTCCCAGATAAACTAAAAGAGATTGTTATTGTAAATGGCGGCAACGGATATTCAAACTCTGATACTCTTACCATTTCAGCTGCAACAGGAGATGTTGAAGGCAACGGTGCAACAGCAACTCTTACTACAAATGGCAATGGAGCAATCACTCAAGTTACTATCACAAACATTGGTATCAACTACCGTATTGACCCTGTTGTAACTATCAACACATCCACAGGAACTGGTGCTGACCTTAGAGCATTCAAAGGTGGTTATGTTACAATTCCTGATAATATTATTGGTGTTGTTAACATCTTTGATATTGGTGATTACATTGCAACTAACAACATCTTTAACATTCGTTACCAAATTGCATTGAACGATTTGTACACATTGACATATCAGTCAATGGTTCCTTACTACATGGCTTTCCAACAACTTCAATTACTTGAACAAATTCTTGTTGGTAAACAGCCTATTCGTTACAATAGATTATCTAATAGACTTTACATAGATGTCAACTGGGGAAAACTAGTCACTGGACAATATCTGGTTGTTGAAGCATATCAAATAGTTGATCCAGCAGTGTTTCCTGATATGTGGGGCGATCGTTGGTTACAAAACTATACTACTGCTTTAATCAAGAGACAGTGGGGTCACAATCTTTCTAAGTTCTCTGGCATTCAAATGCCTGGTGGAACAACATTTAATGGTGATAAGATTGTAGATGATGCAGAAAGAGAAATTGCCAAATTAGAAGATGATATGTCTAAGTACAATCCAATTAACTTTGATATGATTGGCTAACATGGCTACTAATCAATACTTTCAGCAATACAGTACAGCTACAGAACAATCTCTCATAAACGATCTAATCATCGAAGCGATTAAGATCTACGGGGTTGATATGTACTATCTCCCTCGTACTATTGACAATAGAAGTACAACATGGAATGAATCTGTGTTAACTTCTTACAATAGTGCATGGGTTGCAGAAATGTATATTAGAAACGTTGACGGGTTTGCTGGTGATGGTGAATTCCTTTCTAAGTTTGGTGTTGAGATTAGAGATCAGATTGTGTTCACTATGGCACAGTCTCAATGGACATCAGAAGTTGGATCGCATATAAGCCAATCAAGACCTTTAGAAGGTGATTGTATTTTCTTTCCATTTACCAACTCATTGTTTCAAATTAAATATGTAAACGTAAAGCCCATATTTTTCCAATTAGGTGCTTTGCAGACATATGACATTACTTGTGAGTTGTATGAAGGTAGCAGTGAAAGATTTAACACTGGCATTGATGCTATTGACTCTGTATACAATGCATTCTCGTTGGATCAAAATGTATTTGACCTTCTCGATGAATCAGGTAATCCATTGTTAACAGAAGATGGTCAGTACATTATTGCAGAAGAATATAGCATCGAGGCTGTAGATAAATTTGCTCAAAATGATCAGTTTGTATCTGGTGGTGCAGACTTTATTGACTTTACAGAAATAGATCCATTTAGTGAGAGAGCAACAGTTAGCTAATGTTAAACATTCCTTATTACCACTCTCTACTTAAAAAATATGTTATTATCTTTGGTACGTTGTTTAATAACATTCGTATAGAAAGATTGAATAACGATGGAACTATTGCTGAAAATTTAAAAGTTCCTATTGCATATGGACCACGTGAAAAGTATCTTGCTCGTGCAGAATTGAATCCTTCTGGTATTGCAAAACAAGCAATTGAATTGCCTGTAATGGCTTTTCAAGTAACAAACATTGCATATGCAGCTGATCGTAAACTACAAACAACAAGATCCTTCTTTACCACTGTTGCAAACACTGACACTGGTTCTCCAACATACAAAAAAGCATATACTCCTGTTCCATATGATATTACTTTTGAACTTGGTATCATGACAAAAACAGTTGAGGATGCAACTCGTATTGTTGAGCAGATCCTTCCTTACTTTACTCCTGAATGGACTATTAGTGCAAAGCTTCTTGAAGG